TGATCTTTCAAGGTCGGGCGGCGCAACACTGCCTAACCAAGCAGTCGATACGGCTTTAGCTGCACAGATTGCGGCGATTCTCTCTGATGAGGGTGATCGAGTAACACTCAACGGTGCAACCGCTGATTGGCGATATGATGCCGCATCTGCTATTTTACCGGGTTCACAAGGGGCTTCGGTGACGATCACGTCAGACCAGCCCGGTACAACTCAGAATGTTGCAGGTTTTATTGAAATAACGCAGGGAGCCTGTCAATCAGATGGCGGTGCTGCCACGGCTGGTTTAGCTCTTGAAGACGATGCCAGCGTTGCCCTTGTTAATGGTGCTTCCGGTAATATTGCTTCGGCTGGCGGTACAGACCAAAGTGGCGATATTAGAAACGCTGCTCTTGCAGCAGTCTTCTATCAAGGCTCCAACGCTGGACACCTTCGTTTGGACGGTGAGTTGCTTTCAGCCACCCCCGGTACTTCAACCCAAGCCAGTGGTGCATGGGTTAAGTCGGTTGGTTCTGATTATGAATTCCGCTTGCAAAATGTTGGTTCAATCAACGGCTTCGGTGCTGTTGCAAACAGCGGTGACGATGCCCCCGGCAACGGCACAGTGATGAGAACAACAAACTTTAACTTTGATCCCCAGTCCAAGAAGTATATTAGAAAGGTTCTCAACACGAACCCAACTCTGACAAACTCAGCTTTGGTTGAGGGTTCTGCCGCAGGTGTTACCTCTACCGAGGGATTTCCCGGTGGAAACCTTAAAACTTATTGGTTGGGCGAGACTTACGAGGGACACCTTCGCAGAACGCTTGATAAGAACGGTCCCTTGACAAATGTCAACGGTGACGTTTTAAGCCAAGCCGACGCAGCGACAGAGGTCGCATCCGATGAGCCGCTTTCCCCTAGTGGAAGGGCTATCACAGGTGCTCTTTTACAGGTGGCATGTTTGGTACGACTCGATGGCGGTCAGGGTGGATCAGTGGATGGTGGCAACCAGCTTGGTTCAGCAACCCCAGCCAGATCAGGTTGGATTTTCTCACAGCACTTGGGTTCCCCCGAAGCCTTCATCCTTGATGATACTTCTGGCGAATACCCAGACACAGTGAAGCTCTTTAAGTTTCACGGTCTTTACAGTGGTTCGTGGGATCAGAAGAACCTTAAAATTTCCATTGAGAACATTAAGGCTTCAGGAAGCTCATTGAACCCGTATGGCTCCTTTACCGTTTCTGTCCGTCGCTCAGACGATAGTGATAACTCCGTTAAGGTTCTTGAGAAATTCTCAAACTGCAACCTTGACCCTTCCTCTCCAAATTATATCGCTCGCAAGATTGGCGATGTAGAAACAATTTGGAGCGCAGGAGAACAGCGTTACCAAGAGGTCGGTCAGTATCAGAACAAATCACAGTTCCTTCGTGTGGAGTTAAATCCAGACGTTGACGCTGGTGTTCTTGACCCCGCACTGGTTCCGTTTGGTTTCTTTGGACCTCCACAGAATTCTGACGTGCATGTAGAGATGCTAGCAGCACCTTACGCTCTTGGTCGCTTGCCACTAAACGGCGGCGGCGATGACGGCTTTAACGCCACCAGTGGCGACAGAACCAATGCTGCCATTGTACAGGGTTGCGATGTTGCAGAAGCCATGAGTGGTGTGCTTTCACAAGCTGCCCTCACTGGATTAGTAGTTAATGAGTCGGGAGTCGAGGACCAGATTGGTTTCGATCTCCCTGCTTTGTCTGCGCTCGCAGACGACGGACTTACTGCGCTTCCTCCGAGAGCAATCTTAAGAATGCCCACGCTGGCACTTCGACAGAATACCCGTCAGGGTGGGTTGTCGGGTCCGACCAAGGCATACTGGGGAATTGATACTTCTTCGTTCCAGTCTTCAACCAGACCAGATATTGGCTATGGTGATTACTTGACACCTTTGGCGGGTCAGGCAGAGGATGGAGTAGATTCACTATCTGTTGTTGATGGCGTTGAAGATATTCATGCATCCTTCGTCTTCAGCTTGGATGATATTGGGCGAGAGAATTGTATGCAGGACGCTCTAGACGCCAACGGCGCTCGCCTTGTTGGTGCGGTATCCGGTGACACATGGGCAGATGGTGTGAGTCAGACTCATGCAGAATATCTGCCAGAGAATCATGATGGTTTCAATGGCTCTGCCGATGAACGCTTGGCTCGTTGTGCCGCAGGTGCTCGACGCTCACAGTGCTCGATTTCAGGTACACCCGGTTCGGACTACAACACAACATTGCGGAGTGGTTTCGACCAGTTCACACTACCTCTTTACGGTGGTAGTGATGGTCTTGACATTCGTGAGAAGGAAGCTTTCAGCAACACAATTCTTGATGCTGGCTCGGGTAACGGTGAAGTTGGTCACTATGCTTACAACTCCGTCAAGCGAGCAATTGACGCTTGTTCCGACCCAGAGGTTGTTGAGTGTAACTTGATGGCGATGCCCGGTATTACTGAGCCTTCGCTTACCTCTCACTTAATTAAAACTTGTGAGAACAGAGCAGACGCATTGGCAATTATCGACTTGGAGAATGTCACTGGTGCTACACCCGGCGATTACATTCCTGCCACAGAAGGTTTTCCTTCGGTGCAGAGGTGGACCGCCTCCCGAATGTTGACAACGCCGTACAGAGCATGGAAGATCGCTTGCTGAACAGTAGTTACGGCGCAGCTTACTTTCCGTGGGTACAGGTTCGTGATGACCAGAGCAATAGACTTCTCTGGGTGCCACCTTCCGTTGTAGCTTTGGGAACGATGGCTAGTTCACAGAACAAGTCAGAGCTTTGGTTCGCCCCCGCTGGTTTCACCAGAGGCGGATTGACTGAGGGTGCTGCTGGCTTGCCAGTCACCAACGTTCGACACAAGCTCTCCTCAAAGGAAAGAGATAAGTTGTACGAGGCTGCTATCAACCCGATTGCTTCATTCCCATCAGAGGGTATTGTAATCTTCGGTCAGAAGACTCTACAAATGGAAGCTTCGGCACTTGACAGAGTTAACGTCCGTCGCCTCTTGATTTACTTGAAGAAGGAAGTTTCCAGAATGGCTGCTACGGTACTGTTTGATCAGAACGTACAAACCACATGGTCACGCTTCATTGGTAAGGTTGAGCCTTTCCTCTCTGGTGTTAAGAGTCGCTTGGGTCTTACTGAGTATCGTGTGATTCTCGATGAGACTACAACAACTCCTGACTTGATTGATCGAAACATCATGTATGCTAAGATTATGCTCAAGCCAGCGAGAGCAATTGAATTTATTGCAATTGATTTTGTGATTACAAACAGTGGGGCGTCGTTTGACGACTAATTAAGAAAAAGTGGTACGGGAGATTTAGTTCTCCCTACTACTTATAGATGAGAGCCAAGAAGCTTTATTTTTAAGGGAGAACATAAAAAAATGGCAGACAAGAAATTTTTCTGGAATGATGGGACAGTACGAGATCCAAAACGAGCATATCGTTGGATTTTGGTCAATGACCATATTCCTGTATATACTTTGAAGAAGGTATCAAAGCCGAGTTTTACGGTAACGGAAACTCCACACAAGTATTTGAATCATACTTTTTATTACCCCGGTCGTGTTGAGTGGGCAACCATCACTATGACCCTTGCCGATCCTGTGGCACCTGATGCCGCTGCTTTCGTTACAGATATGATTAAGACCTCTGGCTACTCTCCCGCCACTAAAGAAACTGATGTTCAAACCATGTCCAAGATGGCGTCAACCGCTGCTATTGGAAACCTTGAGATCAGGCAGATTGATGGCGAAGGAAATACCGTTGAGTCTTGGAAG